ATTGCTGGCACCGAAGTCTCTTCTGTGTGGCTAAGGCTCCAATCGTAAAAGTCGCCGCCCCAAAGATGTGAGCCCGAGCGGTTCGTCTGCCATGGAAGTTCCTTCCACCACAACTAGCGCACCGCAGGTTTCCCTCATCGTCAACACGAATGTCTTCCACCGCCTGACAGTAGCCCCCGCTCCTCTGAGGTGCCTATGAACACCCAGGGTCACAACGTCATCCGCTTCCTCGAAGAGTTCCTCACCCTGGGCGGCTCGTACTTCGGGCAGCCCTTCGAGGTGCTCGACTTCCAGCGTGAAGTCATCAACGACATCTACCGCCTTGACGACGAGGGCAAGCGCCGCCACCGCACCTACCTACTGGGTCTGCCTCGCAAGAACGCCAAGACGACCCTGGCCGCTGCCCTCGGCGTCTACCACCTGATCGCAGATGACGCCGACGCTGCACCCGTGGCCATCGCCGCTGCCGGTGACCGACAACAGGCCCGCCTCGTGTTCGACGAGGTGCGCCGCATGATCCAAGCCAACGAGGACCTAGCGAGCGTCTGCACGGTGTATCGCAACGAGGTCAAGTGCCACCGCAACGGAGGCACCTTCCGAGTGGTGTCAGCCGATGCCGGGCTCCAGCAGGGCCTCAACCCGTCCTTCGTTGTGATCGACGAGTACCACGTCCACAAGACGGCCGAACTATTCGACGCCCTCACCCTGGGCTCGGCCACACGCTCCCAGCCGCTCACCCTCGTCATCTCGACAGCGGGCTTTGACCTGGAATCACCACTCGGTCGCCTCTACCGCTACGGAGCCAAGGTCACCTCAGGCGAGATCGAAGACCCTTCCTTCGGGATGACCTGGTGGGGACCTGCCGAGAACGAGGAATACGACCTCCACGACCCCGAGGTGTGGGCTCGCTTCAATCCCGCCTGGGCCCACTTCATGAACCAGGGCGAGTTCGAGTCAGCACACCGTCGCACCGCCCAGGCCCCGTTCATCCGCTACCGCCTCAATGGCTGGACCAAGGCCGAGAACTCCTGGCTCCCCGCTGGGGTGTTCGAGGGCCTCGCCTCTGAACGTCGCCTAGAGCCTGGAGAGCCCGTCGTGCTCGGCTTCGACGGCGCCTGGCAATCCGACTCGACGGCTCTCGTGGCGTGCTCTGTCGAAGAGCCCCGCCACATCGAAATCATCGGCCTGTGGGAGAAGCCCGACGACCAGTCCGCCATGGGCTGGCGCACCCCGGTGCATGAGGTCTACTCCACGATCACCGACGCCTTCGAGAAGTTCAGCGTCGTCGAGTTGGCCGCTGACCCCTGGCGTTTCGAGCAGTCGCTCGCCAGCCTTGCCGAGGAGGGCTACCCCGTAGTCGAGTTCCCCACCGGCTCAGTCCAGCGCATGACCCAAGCCACCCAGGCAATGTTCGACGCCGTAATCGACGGCCGACTATCCCACAGCGGAGACCCGGCCCTCATACGACACTTCTCCAACGCCGTGCTCAGAGAAGACGCCAGAGGCGCCCGTGTCACCAAGGACCGCCGAGGCTCGACCCGCAAGATCGACGCCGCAGTCGCGGCAATCATCGCCCACCACCGGGCGGCGGTCTGGCGGGAAGTAGAAGCCCCCGCCGAGCCTCAGTTATTAGTCCTCTGACAGGAAGACCGCCGGGTCGGCGACCAGGCGGTCGCCACCGGTGGCCGGGTAGTCCGGGTTGATGAGACCCAACATGATGTGGTTGGCCGTCACCATCACGGTCATTATTTCCTTAGGGATGGGGTCTTCCTTGAAGTTGCCGAGCCCATGGTGCGCCCGGTACTTGGGAACCAACTCGTCAATGGCCCAGTCTCCTGCAAGCCCCTGATCGGTCCAGAACTCCGGGTCCTTCGCAATCTCTAACAGGGCATCAGCGAACTCCTCGGCCAGTTCACTCGTTCTCGGGCTGTAGACGACCGGTGGGTTCACCACCTCGTCGTAGAGCATCTGAGGGTCCTCGACCTCCATGGCCATGACCGCCAGATGACAGATCGTTGCTCTCAGTTCCACTTCGTCCATGCCCAAGCCTGTCAGAGGTTGCCATGACCACCTTGATCTATGGCCCGCCATGCGGCGGAAAGACGGACCTCGTGTCTGAGTTGTCAGAGCGCCTCACACACGTCGAACAGGTTGTCGTAGGCGGTTGTCCTTTCCTCCCACATTTGTTGCCGTTGCTCGTATGAGTAAATTTGCGCGTCGAGAGTCAGGAGCGCACCCGACGTGACCGCCATCGCCTGGCCCACGTCAGCGGTAGCACTAATCCGCGCCCAGCAGGCTTGCTCCTCCTCGGCCTCGGCTACCCGATAAGCAGACCAGGCGACGACCACCAGGGCGAGGGCGGCCACGATGGCGGCGGCGGTGCGGAGGGCGCTCATCCGAGCGCCTGACACTTTTCTCGGATCTGCCACATCCCCCTAGTATCACAAAGGAACACCCCCATGTCCATCGAACGCAGAACCGCCACCGAGGGCGTCGAACTCCGCGAGGAGGGCGACACCCTGACCGCTGTCGGCTACGCCGCCACCTTCAACCGGCTGTCGTCGAACCTGGGTGGCTTCGTCGAACGGGTGGCTACTGGCACTTTCGCTTCCACTCTCAAGCAGGCCGACGTGAGAGCCCTCTACAACCACGAACCCGACCACCTCCTGGGCCGCTCGACGACAGGCACACTCCGCATGGTCGAGGACGACCACGGTCTCCGCTACGAGATCGACCTACCCGACACCACTCTGGGTCGAGACGTGGCCGAGTTGCTTCGCCGAGGCGACATCTCAGGCTCATCATTCGGGTTCCGCACCATCGGCGACGAGTGGTCCGAGACCGACGACGGCTACCCGCTCCGCACCCTCACCGAAGTCGCCCTCCGTGACGTGGGCCCGGTGACCTTCCCCGCCTACACCTCCACCGACGCCAGTCTCCGCTCTCTTGCTGAGGAGCGCTCGCTGGACCTTGCCACTCTCATCCAGGCCGCCGAGGACAACTGCCTTCGTGACCTGATCTTCCCCGAGCGGACAACGGACGACGAGGAGCCGGGCGACCCCCACTCCAGCCCTGTCCGCCGCTCGTGGGCCATCCGCTGACCGGGCGCACCCCATCAGCACACCCCCAGCCATCTACTTCTTAGGAGGCCCCATCATGGGACCGAATGACATCCAGCAGGCGTTCGACGAACGTCAGCACGCGGTGGCCGAACTCAAGCGCCTGGTCGACGAGACCGAGGGCACCGAGTTCACCGCCGACCAGGAGGCCGAGTACCAGCGGACTAACGAGGCGATAGACGCCCTCGACGCTCGCATCACCTCAGGCCTCTCCGACATGGAACGCGAGGACAAGGCCGCCAAGGCCATCGAGACCTTCCGCTCCTACAACGACCTGACCGCCACAAGCGAACGCTCCGTCGATCCCAAGGCCGACGACGACACCTTGTTTCGTCAGTTGCTCACAGGCGACATCAGGACCTTCACATCTGATGCCACCGAAGAGCGTGACCTGACACTTGGCTCTGCGACCGCAGGCGGGAACCTCGTCCACTCGACGCTGTATCAGCGTGTGATCGACAAGATGGAAGAGGAAGGTGCGGCGCTCAACGCCGGAGCCACCCTCATCCAGACCACCTCCGGTGAAGACATACTCATACCGGCGGTTACTTCGCACTCGACTGGTGCACTCGTCGCCGAGGGCGGCACCATTGCCGAATCGGACCCGGCGTTTGGTCAGACGACACTGTCGACCTACAAGTACGCCGCCATCGTGGACGTGTCATCCGAGTTGGCGATGGACCAGAGTGTCGGCACGTTCAACGTCGTCAACTTCGTTGGCGACCAGGGCGGAGCAGCCATCGGGCGTGCGTTGAGCAGCCACTGGACCACCGGGTCTGGATCCTCCCAGCCACAGGGCTTTGACAACTGCACCACAGGTGTCACAGCAGCCTCGGCCACGGCAATCACTACTGACGAGTTGATCGACATGTACCACTCGGTGATTGCCCCCTACCGGGCAAACGCCGCATGGGTCGCCAACGACTCGACGCTCAAGGCCATTCGCAAGTTGAAGGACTCCAACAACGTCTACCTGTGGCAGCCAGGCCTCCAGGCCGGACAGCCCGACAACCTGTTGAGCCGTCCCGTCTATGCCGACACGAACATGGCTGAACTGGCCACGGGCAACACGACAGTCGTGTTCGGCGACTTCAACAGGGGCTACTTCGCTCGCATCGCCGGAGGCGTCCGGGTAGAGCAGACCAACGCCGACAAATGGACCACTGACCTCGTGTCGGTCCGCTTCATCGTGCGCGGTGGCGGTGTCCTCGTAGACACCAACGCTCTGCGCAAGTTGGTCCAGGCATAGCCCTGACCACTTCATCCTGATCGGGTCCGGGGCCTAACGGCCTCGGGCCCACTCGGTCCATCAGCCCTAATCACACATGTAGTCGTAATGGGTGTAGCCCCAGGCGACTGCCTTTGAGAGAGAGTCCATACAACTCCGGATGTTGCTAAGGGAGGTCTGCAGCGTGCTCCTATTTATCAAATCGTCGGCGTGCTGCCAGTGATCCTTGAGGCGAAGTTCGTCATGAATCTGTTCTTCAATAGCAGTGATGCTGCGTGAGTTGACGTCGATCATGCTCACGTAGTCGCACGGGTCAGAGTAAACGCCGCAATCCGGGTGATACTGCACGCTGTCCCTGTGGAGACTCCAATACCTCCCGGCGATGTTCTCCACGTCAATCTCAGAAACGCCTGTGTCACCGGATGGCCCTTCGGGTCCCTCTGGTCCGCGTGGTCCGACATCCCCAATCGGGCCTACTTCCCCGGGTGGACCCTGTTCTCCCGCAGGTCCGCGGAGAAGGTAGGGGCGAGTCTCAACCAGTGCTTCAACTAGAGGCACTAGATCATGTGCCGCGACGGTAGGAGTGGCAGACTCAAGGACAGCAACGGACCCTCTCAGATCCTCAAGGTCAGCCTGAAGAAACTCAATCGTCTGAAGGAGTTCCTCGACTGTCTCAGTGAGGACATCAGTGACCAGCAGTTCAACAGATTCGGTTTGAGATGTGGAAGTAACAGATTCCACGGTCAGAAGGTTCTCTTCGGTGTCGATCGCCTTCTGAGCGGAACTATCACCACTCGCAGTTGTCGCTCCTCCACATGCAGCGATGAAAGCCATCGCTGCAACTACTCCGATTATTGGTGTCCTGATTGAGTTCATCTCTGGATTCTGACAGGTCGGGCTTCACCTCTTCCATCTACCAAGGAGACCCCTTGAAGATCAGACTCCTCACGTCCATCTCTGCCGCCCACGGCTCCTTCTCGCCAGGTGAGGAGACCGACTGGCCCGACAAGGCCGACGCCGAACGCCTCGTCAAGGCCGGGTTCGCCGAGAAGGTCTCAGCCTCTCGACGCCCCAAGGTCGAAAAGGCAACCAAGGCCCAGGTCGTCGAGAAGGCGACTACCTGAAACAGCCCTGGTGCAGTGGCGTCATTGGCCTCTAGGAGGGTGCTTCTTCTGCCATCTTTCGCGCAGGAGTGTCCCACCTACTGCAACGACGGTCACTAGAAGTATCAGTTTCGTCCCGGCCCCTTCTCCAAGCCATTCCTCTATCTGTTGGAACAGCGGTCGACTGTCAGGCAGGGGTATTGGGCAGTATTGATCTGTGATCGAACTCAGAGAGGATGCAAACAGGGGAAGTTCATAATTCTCTGCGTGAAGGAGACTCACGATTCCCCGGAAGTCGCAGTTGCCACCTTGTTCCAGAGCGTCAACCAGAACGTTCGCCATTGTTAGGCAAGTACCGTTCTTCCTCGACCCTACGTTGGGATCGATGGTGCTGGACTCCGACTTCTTGGCGGCACAGATGTTGTAGATGTCGTCGATCTCTGCGCTGGTAAGTCCAGGTTCTGTACCACCACAGCCAATTGCCACCACCATGGTCAGGGCGCTGACCCAGACCTTCCAGTTCCTCATGCCTTCCAGTATTGCCCGCTGGCGGCAACTCGTCATTTCGACCATTGGAGATGCTTATGGCGCACTACGCCAAGGAGTCAGCCGACTCACGGCTCCTGATCCGCAACTCAGCAGAAACCCTCTCGGTCACCTTCTACTCAGGTGAAACCGCTACCGATGCCGACGGCTCGGTCACGGTCGGGATCACCGACGAGGCTGGAGCGACCGTTGTGGCTTCGGGCGCGACGACTACGTCGTCAGGCTCAGGCGTCTACACCTACTCCCTGGCAGCGCAGTCCGACCTCAAGGCCTTAACGGCCACCTGGTCAGGCACCTGGGGGTCTGCCATGTCCTTCGTCACGCTCCATGAGGTCGTCGGTGGTTTCTACACGACCCCTGCCGAGGTCCGAGCCATGGACTCCATCTCAGGTGAGTCAGGCACGTTTACCGCCGCCGATGTAGTCGAGTCGATCGCCTATGCCACGGCCATTATC